CAATTTACTGGAGTAGTGTAATTGTAATAAGTTTTCCATGAATCCTTACATCCGAACAGGTGTCTAATTCGAAAATAAATATGGACTAATTAAAAATATAGCTCACGAAGGCTGTATAATAAATCAATATTATTCGATCTTAGGAAGACATGGAGGTGGAAGACTCATTCCAGAAGCAAAAATACTGGACGATTACGAAGAATGGGCTAATGAAACATTCTTACCTCAACTAATAGAGGATATTAATAGAAATGTTAGACTAGATACAGAGTCAAATTTAGAATCATATCTGTCAGCATTCCCGGAAAATAAACGTAATCGTTATCTTCAAGGCTTAGAAAACGCGATAGCCAATACCGTTATACCTGATTAATTAGAAGTACTCGTCAAAAATGGAGAAATTTAAACATTATCTAATCCAAATGACGTAGACTAAAGGCCCAGAAATCTGTTCAACCCATCACTCGAATTGAAAGTCTTAGGGGGATTCTGGAATAATATCGCAATAAAAGCAACGAAGGTTGCCCTGCCCTCTTTTGTTCATGGCTTGAACTCTGGTAGCTTACAATAAAAATTACAAAAGCATAAGAGGGAATTCGAAGATCCAGTCATAGTTAGTTGGGACGGCAGTTCACATGACCGTAATTAACACCATCAACTATTGTCTATAATTGACGTAGCAGTGATAAACGGAGTTCACCCTACAATATTCAATAAGATGCTGGAATCAGCTGACCTAACACCACAATTAAAAGACTTGTTACATAAACGCTTGGTGTAGATAGACTATCCTTTTACAATGGTTAACAATGAAACCAAAAAGGTAGAAATCGCAGGAACAGTTAAGGGCACAGTATTTTCAGGCCATCCTACCAGGACAACATGGGGAAATACATTGAGAGTTTTAAGCTATATATATTATATAGGGAGAGTTTGTAAGTATAAATTCCAACCATTCGTATCAGGAGATGACGCCGTAGTGATAATGGAGAGAGCAGATTACTAAGCATTTAGAGTTGAATTAGCAAATGTATATTCTCCATCTGATACAGGATACCATGGATTAGGTCAGTAAGTAAAAGAGGTATTTTCATCATTAGATGACATGGAATTCTTGTCAAAAACTATCGTCTTTGGGTTCGACGATGCTTCAGTTACAAGAAATGCAGTAAGAGCCATGTTTTAATCTCATTACACTAAAAGGTTGTTTCACGGCAAGAAGAGATCATTCACCATTGAAGACCACCGATAAGCCGTATTAAATGGATTGTATTCATGGGGAGCTAAAGCTCCAATATTTGAAGACATTAGACCAAAAAGATACAATCCAAACATTACTGACGATTATGATTTAGCGAAATAATTAAGAGCTCATGCTAATTCATACGAACTGAACTGGTCTTTACTAGAAAGGCAGTATAAAGATTAATTAGGTAGATAAATTTATGCGGATTTATAATCATAGAGTATGGCTACCTTATTATCACTAACTAGACCAGAAGAAGTTATATACGTAGGAGGAAGAAGTTATTAATCTGAACCCATTTTTAATAAACAAAACAACAACACCTACATGAACACAAATACTACAACTCAGAAAATTGCTAAGTCTATACATACAAAAGATGAAAAATAATCATCAACTTTAGTAAAAACACTTAGACAATTACTTAAAATGTCAATGGCATCACTAGCTTATAAATCTTACATCGTCAAATAGCAAAAGCACGAATAAATCTTAAATACATAATAATAGAAAGTGAAGTAAGATGGTGGCCGATAAGTAGTGAATAGAACTAAAAAGAGAGTTAATTAAAATTACTAAATAACAAGAAATAATAAACAGATACACGAAACACCAGAAGTGATATCTAATGTTCCTTTATAAGTTCTTAACAAATCAGTAATTTCACCAGTG